AAGCTGTCAGCGCAGCCCCAGTGACAAACAAGGTCAGCAGAAACCAGGGGGTGAATCTGAGGGTCATCACGACGCGCGCAGTGCGAACAGTGCTGAAACCACATCTGGCGCCCACCCTGAGTCCCATTTGTGGCCTGCTCCACCGCCTCCGAGAACTGTGCGAAGGTAGGTGTGGCTGATTCCGCGAGCATTGAGAAACGCCTCCATCGCAACCGTGTCAGCGTCGAACGTGACTGAGCCCGCCAGGACAATTCGCGCCTTGTCGCTCACGCTCAATATGTTCGCGTCGAAAATCGTTACAGGGTTGAACAACAGAAACTGTGATTCACTGCCGAAGAAGTTGACCTGCCCGTAATCAGTTCCGCCAAAAGTCATGGAGTAAGGCACATCCCAGCTGGCGACGTACCCAAAAAGCCGATCCCTCAACATCAGAGACATGGCACCCCATCCAGACTTTGAGAAGCCAATCGCAAGCCGGTCATCCCGCCCGCTACCGGCGTTGAAGTGGTCCTCCATAAATCTGACGAAGTTCGCCATGTGGATGTTGTGCTGCGCCGTCCCGTCTCCCTTGTTCCCGTACCAAGGAGACGTAGCGATAGTCCCTGGGAACTTCGTGCGCGCCAGAATCACATCGTAGGTATTGTGAATATCTAGTGATTCAAGGTAGCCAAGGCCGTCAGCGTAAGCCGTCCCAGGATTGCACTCCACTTCCAGCACGTACAGCACCGGGTATGGCGTGGTCCGGTTTGCGTCGTAGGTGTCTGGCACAACCACGTCCAAATGCCCGCGATTGGCATTCATATCCAGCCGCCTATCGTGAAATGGACTTCTTGACTGCCAGCGTTGGCAGTCAAAGGTGTAAGGACTGTTTGCCGTTGTCGGGACCGTCACGGTGCCCATGCTCAGTACCTGCATCTGATCGTAATCCGTGAAGGGGAGAACACCGTCAGCTGAGCGTGGAGCACATACATCCATGGTTTCGGTGCCGTCCATGGTTTGGGACAGGCTTACCGGGCTTGTCAGCGTCTTAAGTCCATAGACACCAACAGTGCTTGTGGTGAAGGTGCCCTTGCCACGTCGGAACTGCAGACGCTTCCATGTGCCGCTGGCGACCTCTCGGGTTTCAACAACGCACAAGTCAGCGAAGTTTCCAACCTTGTCGCCTGTCCCAATGTGGATGGCGCAATATTCGCTTGTGTCGTTGTTGGTCGGGTAGATCGCAACAACAGGCATATCAGGGTTGTATCGAACCCATGTCTCAAATCCGCTGTTGTTGACAGTCGAAATCGGAGACATAGCGCGGCTTATGTTGTGACTGGCGGTTCCTGCTGTAGCCGTGAAACGCCAAGCCGAAGTGCCGCCAAAAGGGTCCGCTACTGCAGATGGCGCACCGCCGAAACTGGCGCGAGTCCATAAATTGAAGTCCCCCATACGGTTCGCCTCGGCCACAGACACTGTGAGTGCACTATCCCCAGCCGCTAACGTCACATCGAAGTCTTGCTCCGTTGGCGTCCAAAGAAGCGTCGGGTTCGCTGTCCCAATGGAAACCCCGTCCGCCGTGACCACCGTCGATACCGTCGTAGTAATCGTGTTCTCTACGCCACTGGTAAAGATGGATCGGTTCGACGGCTCAGTGAAAGACGGCACCGCAGGCGCAGCACGACGGTAGAAATAATAGCCAAATTTTTTGGCTAGCCAATCACCCTCAGTCTGAGACAACTGAATGTAATCTTCTGCCGATGCTTCTTGGGCGGAATTATTATCCCCCATGCCTAAGTAATGTGGTGGGTGCAGCATATTAAATCCAAGCAGAAACTGCAACCAGATTTCCGGAATCGTAGGTATATGTTTTTACCTGCGAAACAGCTCCAATAGTTCTGGTGCTGGTGGCGATTGTATCATCCACATTATAAGTATTCACATACGAATAATTCAAATTCAAGTCGGCAATGCTTTGATTGAGTGCAAGAAATTCAGCATCCAAATTTGCATTGATTGCAGTAGTTTGTGCTTCAATATCTGAGGTGATTTGCTCCATGGAAGCTGCACACAGATCGACCTTAATTGATCCTTCACAGCTGATTCCTCTCATATCACTTGGGCAAGGAATAACATCCGCATACGATGCGCCCACAATTTCCTCTGTTCCTGCCTCATCAGCATAGAACACATATCCGGTAACTTCTTCTTCCACGCAAACTGCCTGAACCCAAGCAGCTGTAGGAGTTACATCGGTTGCGGAGCGTAGGCAAACAAGTCTAGGGGAATCTCCGCATTGCGGAAGATTTGAGGTTGTGCAATCTGGGCAGGCCATAATAGTTTCCTTATATGTTGGTTAAATAAATTTAGATTCTAGCGATAGCAACCCAAGCAGTTGTGAACTTTCCTGGGGAGGTTGTGGCGTTCGCTCTTCGAGTTTCCTGAAACCCAAATGGGGTGGATATCAGAGTTTCATTGAATACTGGAAATCCAACCCCATCGGAATCAGTTCCTACAACCAATGGGGCCCGGCACATAGGCACTGAAAAAGATTTTGTAGCAGTATAATAGCCATTATTTGTCACATCGCCGCTGTATGTCAATCTATCATAGGTAGAGGAACCATCGATATAATATCGCTGGCACAGCCTGAGTTCATCTGGGTACTTAAAATGCTCAAATTGCGTTGGCTCTAAGCCTAGTTCGACCTGCACTCCAGTAATAGAAAATACATTACCTATTGTATCGCAGACATTTACTTGTCCAGCAGTAGACATTAGTGCCCCGATTTTCCAAGTATCCGTATCAGCAGTTAGCCAGTTAGCTCCGGTCATAAGAGGGAACACGATTTCAACCCCACAATCGCTAGTATAATCCCAGCCATCTCCAGTGAGTAGCCCAACAGGAACTGTAACCGATTTAAATTCATCCGTGTTCGCTGCATTAATAGTATAAGTGGTAATATAACTTCTAGTATTATTCTTGTTACGAAAGGCCACACAATGTAACCCGGCCTTTGCTGAGCTAACCCAAAAACCTACCACAAATGGGGCGCCTATAAGACGTCGCGCATCATACCCTTCTATTGCGGTACGTAGCATAACTCTGTCTCCCGCAGCTATTGCGCCAGATGCGGTAGTGACAGTCACTTTAAGACTGTGAGTAAATTCTGGTACTGTGCTGGCTACTTGCTCGACTAAAACTTCGGAATTTCCAATATCGCCAAGAAACCAGTTATCAAGTACATAAGCCGATGCAGCGGGAAAACTAGTGCCAGTTTGCGCAATAGTCATGTTGCCATTGATATTGATGCGACGATTGCTGAGCAACTGAGCACTCTCGCCACCACCTCCGCCAGTTGCTTGCGGGTAAATTTTTGCCCAAGTCCCGCCAATGTATGCCCAAATATTTCCAGTATCTTCAGCATACACAATTCTAAATGGGCCCCTGCCATCGATTGGGGCTGGAGGAACTGACAGCAGCAGAAAAGCCTCAACTGGATGAACATCCAAATTCCAGTCTACTAATCTGTATCTATTGTTGCCATTTACAAATTGGCAGAAGAACTTCTTTATATTCATTGTGCGCCCCACAGGTAGAAAAAAGGGGATAGAACCTAAATCCTATCCCCAAACTCACGAAAAATTATGTATGATTACTCAGGAGCCGGCTCTTCCGGCGGGCAGCAAGGCTCAACCAAACAAGTCGGGAACTGGAAACCTTTAGGCATATCCACGTAAACACCACCTTGACGCGCAAGTGGGCGAACATAGAATTGCAGAGGAATACCGCGAATACCGCGAACGGGGGGATCAAAAACTTGACCGCAAGAAACATCGGTAGTAGAAAGAACGGGCATGATTTACTCCTAGTGAAAAAGTTAAGTTACTATGGGACGGGAAACACTGCAGTATTAAGCAGTTAGGGTTGTGGAAGCAGTAGCAGAAATTCCGTTACTGATCAGCGAAGAGTTGCAAGTCGCATAAATATGGCCCACTGGGATAGTAATGCTATAATTATTCGGCAACCCAACAAGCGACAAGAGATTGGTTGTAAATGTTTCTGTGTGGCTAGCTCCCGGGGCAAGAGATGCTACAGTTGGAATTTCAATAGTTGTGTCGCCAGCTGTAACACTAGTTGAGGGCTTAGCCAGTGGTATTGGTGGCATATTCAAGTTAGTAATATTGGATGTACCAATGTTCTTAACCGTCAATGTGATTGTCCTTGCAGTGGCTTCATCCCCAGTCAGCGGGGAAATAGAGAATTCTTCAATAATCATGCCACAATAACTGCCAGTTGCTGGAGCAATGGTCAATGCAACTGATCCGCCACCAGCAGTGTACGGAGTTCCATTACACAGGAATGATCCTGCAGATGCAGGAACTGTAATATTAACAGTTACAGGGTCTACCCCGACGTTCTGCACTTGGATGGAATATTCGTAAATCCTGGAAGATTTTCCATTGACAGTGCCATTGGAGATAGAAATTGCAGATGCTGTGATATTTGCGGGTAGTACCAGTTGCGGCAGATTCAGCTCAGAGATATTACACGCATTGGTATTGGTGACAATCAGGAACAGGGTTACAGGTTGGCCAGATACCACTGAATTGCTAGAGAGAACTGGTTTGATGGTTACCGCGCCCTGGCAAGTGCAGGCAGCAACTTCTCCGCAAGGCAAAACATTCACAACATATTGTCCAACGTTTGGATTTCCAGCGCCGTAGATTGGTGTGAAGGTATAATTCTGCCCACCATTTGTTAGCGAGAATTTCTTATTCAACACATCGCCATTGCCATCAGCCTGCAGCGACCAATATTCTGCTGGGCCATAATCTGGCTGAACCCGAATAGTGATCATTGCAAATGGAGCAAGGCCGGAAATATTTGCGGTTACTTGTCCGCCTTCCTGCATTGTGGATGGGGAAATCGTCCAAGTATAAGGGACTGGAGCTGGATTAGTTGGGCCAACTGGCCACGCACATCGAGTTCCAAGAACTGCGCAATCAATATCCAATTGTCCAGCAGCATTAATAAATAGCCCAGATGTTGGGTTAAGCGGAATATTTGGAATGCTTGACAGCATGGTAGCATTGCTCATCTTGCTAGGTTTGAAACTAGAATTGGAGCAAGGATTACCATTAGCGCATTCTTGGCAGCAGTATTGTGAAGTCATAATAGAACTGGAAGCCTTTTAGGGGTTACGTAAATATATCCACCTTTGATTACGATTCCAAGCAATTGTACTTCTGGAGGATTAAGAGATAGGATATGGGGATCCTCATCTATAGTACCTGACTCAGTGAGAAATAAATGAGTGCCTACAGCATATGGTTGTGGGTTATACCATAGCATTTCACCAGCAATAAGAACTCCTTGAACTGTCAGCTTGGAATTCCTATTGGGATGATTTAGGTATCTTGGGTCCATTATCGGTTTCCCCCATCAAACATTTCCACCTCTATTCCATTCAGGGAAAATGTGCCAGTCATTTTCAGTACGTGACTTTTTCCTGATACCCTAGCCCCGTACACCTTAGTCTGCTTGGTGTCATGGAATGGGATAAGATACACATCTTCCAACATTGTCATTCCATCAATTGAAATTAGCGTATTCATTTTAAATCCGCCAGCTTCGTCGAACATACCAGATAAATGAATTGTATCCATCAGGGTAATCGAAGCTCTGGATAGCGATAGTCGGCCAAACATAAATACTGCATCTGTGGCGGGCTGAGATAATTTCATATTCATCAGCCGAATAGTGCCATTTTTCTGCAGCAGGCCAAAGGAATTTCTGGCAGTATCAACGCCGAAAGTCTCAGGCTCTTGATAGTTAAAGATATCTACGTGTGGAATTCGCAACTTGCCAAATCGCTGCAAGCCAAGATCATATACCAGTACATGACTAAGCTCACCGATTCCGTAAGAGATTGCCAAATATCTTGTGGAGACTACGTTGACTTTAATCTCAAGTGGCTTTTCATACGCAGTCATTATGAGGTTATTTGGACACTCAGAGTAATAACCCTCATAGAATGGGTCGTAGCCATTCTTATTCAGTGGCGACCCAATACGATCTTTATCATCCCAACTGTTAATATAATCCTCGATGTATCCGCAGGTAAGAAAATCTGTCACCTCAGCAAACATTAGTTTTGCTTGGTCATTTCGAACTGTTTGCAGACCTGCCTTAGTCCACGCATAGTGAACGCCATAAGTAGTATCGGATGCTACATGGTGTGCGGATATAATTCCTGAAGCTCCTTCAACTTCATTATAATTAAATGGGTATGCCAAATCTCCGGTTGACCTAGCATAGATTGCATTCTCGGTAGAGTACACAATGAATCCCTCCGTGTGAGGAAGAGCAGCAACAATTTGTCCTCGAAGGGAAATCAGTTGTTGTGATCCAGCACCAGTACGCAATGACGGAGTAAAATCGACTGGATTCTCAAAAGAGCTTCGGTAGATTGTGTCATCCGTCCAAGCAATAATCATCCCCAGCGCAGATGTAATGCCTGAGATTTCCGACGAATCAATGCCAAATAGTTCTACCGGCTGCAGTGTTTTAGAGAAGGGATCATACTTAAATACGCCATGATTTTTATAGCATACGTAAGTCTCCTGCTTTACATATGCAAATGTAACCTCGCCAGACATACGTGGCTGACTAGATAGGGTAGAAGAATTCCAAGTTTCGCCATTATAGGATACGAAATTCTGCCCGCCAGCTGGAGACAGGAAGTGATTCAATCCATTAAAATCCTTCATCAGGATCATGGTGTCAAATCCATCTTGCCCTGCGCATGAGTTATCCAACGGCGCAGTAAAATCCACAGATTGATAACCATGGGATGCCGGAATAACATTATGCATATATATTGGCTGAGCTAACCCAAGTTCATCATTAGCTGATGCCCCGGAATATGCATCTGTCACAACATAATCTGTATCTCCATTGGCCCTAATAGCTACCGAAGGGCCAAAGTACGACGATAGCATTGGAAACTTAGACGCCTTTAGGTTGAAACGAATTTTGGCCATATTGAATCCTTGATAGCATTTTCAGGATGGAATCTTTTTTCGGGATTATTTGGGCAAAGCTAGCCCGGATTCTGGAGTTTGGGGGCAATTGCACTTGCAGCGCCAAGATATCTTTATCATAGGAATACATTTCAATTTCGCCATTGAAGTTAATAGTAGTCCCATCAGCTAACCGAACTACTATTTCATCCATCTTTGGGCATTGGCCTAGCAGCTTGAAATAATAGTGAGCTTTGTTTGTTTTAGTTAGATGTTGAGCTTCAAGAATTACATGCTCAGAATGTCGGGAGCTATAAGAGTTGGCTTCTAGGTACCCGCCAACCTGAGATTTAACAACTCCAATATCCCTAGACATATAAGTTGGGTGAAACCCTAGCAATGTTCTATCATCCTTAGTTGCTAGGGATGCAGCTTCGGAGAATTTAGCATTGCAACTATTCAGAGGCTCTTGGTCAATATTAACAAAGCTTGGAGTTACTAGCCTATTTGGCCCAACATACCCCATCTTTGCTACGGTAAATCGCTCGCCACCTTTGATGGATGTTAACTTAATTAGCCCATTTTCTGCTGGGTATACATCAAAAGTCTGGCTCATAGCTAGGATTCTCCATCATTATTTGGTGTTTGTATCCTGTGCGCACAGGAAAAACTGACCCGACTTCCATGAACAGTGCTGCGGCCAAATTTCTATTTCCAACAATTGCGGCCACTTTTGCTGCGGCAAGTGCAATCATTGCATCTGGATAGTATTTGACGATCCAACTATCTTCCAGTGTTGGAACAGTTGCGTAAGCAATTTTATATTGAGTTGACAGATTTGTGGGATTGATCGATATATGCGACCCAATAGACCTATACCCAGGGTATTCATTAGAGTCCACCTCAGCTAGTTTATTGAGCTTAACTCCAGTAGGTAAATACACCCCCATAATTTGACGCAGGTTAGGGATATATGTTCGCAAATCTGCTTGCCCATTATCCCTTTGTCCGATTGTCAAAGTTCCGGATGTGATATCTCGCTCAAAAAATGCGAGAGAGTGGTACTCCAACATAGCATCCCTGATTGCCTGCTGAGTTTCGCGAATTCGATCGGGGCGGCCAGTTTTAGCAACTACCCCGGCGGAGATTGTATCTAGCACGCCCATGATTTACCCCAGAAATTTAAATTTATGCGGATGATTTTTTACCAGCGTTCGCAGAAATACAATTTCAGCTGGGCTAGATGTAGTTAATTCGTTGTTTTTGAACGTAATGGGGTCAAGAACTCCAGGAGCATACAGAACTTGATTTGCGGAGGAGCACCAGAACCTTGCCTTTGGCGCATAATCCTTTGGGGGAACTGGCAGAACTGGAGTTTGCAAGAATGGGCGGGCTGGTGGATTATTGATAACCTTTGGATCATCCAAGGTAGTAGCTTTCATAGCAGCAAGTTTAGCCGCGGCCTTAGCCATAATTTCTTCTTTAGAGGTAGCCATTTTGAATTCCTTTGATAGACGAAAAAATAGGGGAGATTGTTAGTCTCCCCTATTTTCATTGGTTAGCTATAAGCTAATATTAACCCAGGTTGGTTTCCTGAATCATGCCAGTGGTGGGCTCATTAGCTGGCATTGCAGCAGTTTGAGTATCCACACCTTCGCAGTATTCGGTGTCAGCAGAATTAGATTCCACAATCACCGGCTCACTCGAAGCGATGCAGGCAACGCCGTAAGTAGAAGTGAAGATCGTGTTAATCGAATCCGCATTACCTTGCACAACGAATGCATACTTATCCGGAGCAGTAGGCATAACATATTGCACCATACCAAAGCCAGAAGCATTCAGCGCGATTTCCACAACACCAGTAGGAGTCGCAACATCGACAGTTCCGTTAGGTTTGCCATACTTAACTTGCAGCTGGATAGTTGCACCAGGAGCAACAGGACCATCCGAGCAAGGATGCGAAATTTCAAAGCAGGCTTCGTACACAGTTGGGGCTGCAACACAAGGTTCGCAGGCAGCTTGAGTCAGACCATAAATAACTGCGTTTGCATCTGGCGCAATACATTCCATGGTCAGTTCCGACAGGAAATCACCACCCTCTGCATCAATGCCAAGATCAACCGAAGAGACGGAAGAATTAACATTGGCGTTAAAAGTTTGGTGACGCGATTTACGACCTTTCAGATAACGAATTGCCAGCGAAGAAGGATCAACAATCAGCGCCATACGAGCCCACTCAGGATTCGTATTCAGCAGTGGGTGAGTCATCAAACGCAGAACACCGCCAGAGGGAGTTTTGTAGGTGGTGAAAGACAGACCAAAACTGGTTTGATTTTCCGTAAACTGGTATTGGCCCTGATTGGTGATAATTTCGTTAATCACTTCAAAGCCGGCATTACCAGTGTACAGAATACGATCGTTACCGAATTTCGGATCAGTACTCACATTGAAAACGTTCTGGGTCATACGATCCAGTTGTTTTTTTGTGGTGGTAGAAGCGGCATATTGAACGTTCTGCGGAGCATACTTACGCAGCATTGCCAGCAGACCATCCATTTTGCGCCACGGCTGACCGTTAACAACAGACACATGCAGTTCAGAGAACAGCAGCGAATGTTCAATGGCGATCGAGTGGAACATGCCCGCATCGGATTTCGAGCCAGCAACAATATTCGATTGGCCAGCTTGCAGTTGTGCGATGAAATCCACAGCAGATGCAGTACCCGACACAGCATAGGCATTACGGAAGATTTGAGTTTTATTGCTCATTTCTTCTTGCGACCATGCGCGCATCAGTGGCCGCAGCGAAGCCTCTTCGTGTGCGTTACCGATATAAGTCAGTCTGGTTCCACCAGCAATTGCGAGCGGTGGAGAAATTCCCATACCACGACGAACAACAATTGATTGTTCGCCAACCACAGATTCCACATACATCTGCTCGTCAGTTCCGCCAACCAGCAGAATATCTTTCGGCAGAATATCGTCAGTGGATTCTACGGCGATTTGCATCGATGCACCTTTTACACCAGCAGCAATGCCGTCCAGAGTAAAGGTTTTTGGGAACACCGCAACTTTGCTCATCCAAGTGTGGGTGGTAGAACCGATTTCACTAGTTTGCATTGCTGCGGACAGTGCGAACAGTTGGGCCATACCATGCGGATATTTAGTCAGCACAGTTTTTGCCATCGAATCTGGAAGAGCCGATGGGTTGAAGTTGGAAGTATTAAAAAGACCAAGAGTAGACATTTTAAATCCTATAAAGGGAAGAAGTGTTTTTAGAAATCGGTAGCCGATTCCTGCGCTTTTTGCAATGCAACTTCTCTGGCGTTAGGCTGGGGGGCTTTATTCCCGAAGTTGGCACTGAAATCATTTAGATACCCACTCACCATATCTCCAATTTCTGCCGGAGCTTTATCCGGATTGGCACTGGAGAATTGACGAGTTAGGGCAGATACCAGAACATCGCCGCCTGGGGTTTCCAGGAACGGGCTGGTTTTCTCTTTGATGGTTCTAGCACTTTCATGTCGTGCGAATTGTTGTTGGATCATAGCTTCCATGTCAGCTTTGCTGGAGGTGGAAGAATTATTGACCAGAGCGTCGGAGGCCATTGCGGCATCGACAAATACTTTTTGCAATGCTTCGTTCTGCGCTTCCATCAATGCCGCAGTATCGCCATTAGCAATTTTCTCGAGTTGCTCTGGCGTAGGTTGGAAGAACTTCAAATTCTTGCTAGCCTCATCGAGTGCTTCGCGAGTAAGTTTCACTGGGCCTTTTTGCTGTTGCTGTTGTTGTTGCTGATTTGAATTATTAGCTGTGGGCTTTGGGGAAAACATAGATTTCCATTTGTCCGCAAGCGATTGCTTCTCGCCAGATTTAGTTTCAGAATTTCCCCCCGTGGACTGCATAGCGGTAAACTCTTCCATGGTCATAGAGATTTGACCAGTTTTAGGATCGATAGTAGGCATGATTGTTCCTTATTCAGAAGTTGTGAGTGGGTCGTCTTGTGTGGCTGAGCCAAAGAAAGCCAACATTTCATTTAGCAATTCAATTTTGCTTTTGAAAGTGTTGATAGCAATAATTCGATCGATTGAAGTATCGGTCAAATCTATTTCTATTAGTGCCTGCATGTTCTGGTATTTTAGGGCATGCAGATAATTTCTGGTGGAGTCAGTTATTTGAATCGCTTCGGCCTCATCTTTTGCGGATAACCGAAGCGCTAGGTAGGAGCTAGACCAATCTAATTTAGCCACGGCCAAACATCCTTTGCATCATCCCTGGAGCTTGCGCTGGTTGCTGCTGTTGATTAGCCGCTGCTTCAGCTTGGGCTTGCTGCTGCATAGCTTCCTGTTGTTGCTGTTGCCTGGCCTGCTTTTCTTCTGGGGTATAACGATATCTCTCCAATTTAACTCCTTCTCCGTTTGATATAAGATCCGTAATCATCAATGGGGTATTGAATTCAGTCTGGAATTCTGGAATATTAGGCATAACCTGAATAGCCATTCCAAGTGCTTCTGTATTCAACATGCGAGCCGCATTCAACAAACCATCAGCAATTTTAAATCCTGGCAGCATTGATCGAAGTTGCTCGGAATTAATTTGCACAGATTTCTCCAGCGATTGTGAGTAAGCATTCTCCGAAGTTTGGTACTGCGCAATGTTGTATTTAATGATTTCCTTGATGGGGAAATAGAAACTGGCGTGAAGTCCAAGAGCCATAGCTAGCATACGAGTTTCCGATGCTGCCATAGATTCTTGGAACTGCTGGTTAGTTTTATTGCCTTTTACAAATTGCCCCTGGTTCACCGGGTTCTGCCCAGATACTTCATCGGCAAATCCAAGTAGGCTAAGAGCTTGCTGAAATCTAACTCCAAGAGCTGAATCAGAATATGGAATTGACAAGTAGGCTGCTCGAACATCTGCAGTTGGGGAGCTACGTTTCAGCGGAATTTTTGCTGTTGCAGATGGGTTATTAGCTTGATTTGCATCTATGATATGCGGATTATAAATCGCCCTATCCGCAACAGCCCTACGAGAGGATGACACATCCAGCTTAATCAAAGTATTTGCAAGCTTTTGCAATGATTCTAGATTATGGCTAAAGGATTTGGAAGTATTACCAACCCCATCCATCATCGCAGAAGTGAATACCATTGGAATATAGTTGTGGTCATAGGATGTTTCCTCAATAGACAATGGAAGAACCCCATTAAGGATGATGATTTTATACAGTCGGGGAATTACCGATTCCTCCACAGAAGATTTCAATCCGATCACCGCAGGAATAGTGCGGATATAAAGTTTGAGAACTTCGTACTGATTATTGACAGCTTTCTCCTGGGCATCCATGAGATCACTGATTTCTTTATCTGGAATATCGAATCGTGCGGCAGACTGCTCCGGAGTTACATTAGGCGTATTGGCTGCAACAGTTGGAGCCTGATAGATTCCAACCTTACCAGAAGCTACATCAATGTAGTTTGGGGAATCTTTTTGGGCTTTCGTGGGGTAAAGAATTTTAGCTATCTCTGCTGTTGAGTATTCCAAAGAATGCAGCAGATTTAGGAGTCTTGGCAATGTATATGGTTCCACATAGCCGGCCAAATCTCCTTTAGAGTGCACCTCATTCAGCGCGACTGACGTATCCCAGATAGCATTCGCTGGATGAATTCGCTTAATGGCATTTCCTGCGTACACTTGCTGCAAGTTTACAGATACCAAATTTGTTTCTGAATCCCGAGTAGCCCGTGCGACCGAGCAAATTTCCCAGTCAACTTCGCAGCATGTAACATCGTACTTCAAGGCATCAAGATGGTTTTGCGATAGATTCAGTGCCCAACCAAATTTTTCCGAATCTGCCTCTACAACTGCATCATATTGTTCAGCAATACTAGTAAGTTCTGGCGGAGAAACAGTTTTAAATATTGGGGAGCCGGATAAGAAGATGTTATTCAGCCTAGCGCGTGCCGCATCAGTACGACTAAATACTGTGGGAATTTCGAATTCATCCGGACTGGTTGAAGAACTTGAATCTCGCATCAGATGGTTTGCTGTACGCTCAGTGGGAGAAACTGGTTTCTTTTCCTCACGAAAATACGCAATATCCCGTTGACGAAAGTAATTGCGGTAGGAATCAGAGTTGGCGGATTTAACCGTAGCAACTAAATTGTCTGCAGCCAGTTTGATCCGATCGGCCGGCAGCGCAGATAGCAGGTTAGATGTTTTCATATTAAGCTGGACTATTTTCTTGCTCAGTTAAGAGCGGGATTTCTGGTGGAGCATCGGCAAATGGGGACTCAATCGCTATCAAATCTCCGTGTTGCTGCACTACTTTTGTTGCATACGCATGAATGTCTAGCACGTCATCTTTATTATTAGATATCAATGGATTAAATCCCAATGCCTGATTAACAAAGACGGATGCTGTATTATGCGTGAATCCTATTTCCTTTTCTTGGGAGGATTTGATGGAATCTATGATACGAGCATTCTTAGATACTCCACCGGGATTTATGCCCGCTAGATTTATTTTAAGATATGGATGAGTTTTTAGATACTCCTCAAACCAGAATAGTAAAGTCTCTTGATAGGCAACATCCTCAGCGCAAATCAAAGATGCCCCTATTTCAGCAGCCATGTCCAAGGATTTAAGAATAGTTTGCTTTGGGGTTAGAACTTCATTGACAATTGCTACCGAGAATGGAATACCGTCAAGCATTTTAAATCCGCCAATTGCTGTATCGTCTGATTTTTTCTTTCTGCCAGATGGATCGATAATTACAAATGCCCCTTGGTGGTATTGTAGATCATGCTCTTCTAGTATTAGAAGTTTCTCGGATGTGAAATTAAGGGATGTATTAATCTCCCCCATATTCATAATTTCTGCGTAGAAGATATCTTCTTTGCCTTGGGATTTTAGGGATCTAAAATCTGAAAGCAATTGCTCCAATGGATGCAATTCTTCCCATAGGGACTCTCCAGAATCCGTAATTCCCGAAGCAACAAATGTTTGCCATTCCGGGTCAACAATCAACTTCTTCAGCAGCGAGTGCGGAGTTGGGTACATATTTGCAAGAAATACATACGTACATCCGAATGGGGACCGAAGAAAGTTAATTGTACCGTACAGCCAGTCCAGCAATTGTGCGGATACTTGCTCCGAGTTAGCATCATCTCTGGTTTGAATATCGTCTAGAATAATAAAATCAGGTCGTGATCCATCTCGGACCATACCGCGAACAGATGTGCCAACACCTACAGCAGTTATTTTAATTAACCGACTATTATATCTAAATTCAAGATCAGTTTGAGTTACCTTAATTGCGTTGATACGCCAATTGCCAAAGATGCGTAGAATGTTTGTATGATCCAGCATCAGCGCCATGTCGGCCATGAAGTTCTTAGCTAGCGGGTCTACGTTTGCGCATATGATAACAATGTTTTTCTTCTTCGTAAAGAATATTGCCCACATCACAATAAACTTTAGGAAAGTTGACTTAGCAAATCCACGAGGAAATCCTAGGGCAAATTTACTAAAATCCCTTGGTCGCTGCATAGCTTCCGAAAGCAACTGAAAAATTGCTCGGTAGTATACTGGAAAAGCAAATAGATATATATGCGGGGCTGCTAGAGCCGCCATATAGTCAATTGATTTTCTGCAAGCTTCTTTTAGCTGCTCAATATCAACTGACAGATCTTGCAAGTCTTCATTCATATCAAGTATTCAAAGCTGCTTCAGCTTGTTTGATCTGATCTTCTGACATACGCAAAGCAGCATAATAGCCTTTTCGCTGATCAAAAGATGCCAAGGAACGAAGTTTGGATTGCATACACGGCGAGCATTTAACTCCGACAGCTTGTAGAACTGACGCAAGGCTAGAATTATTAGCTCGTTGCGAAGTAGTCAAAGATTGAATGTATGCTTTGGAATCTGGTAGTGTTGGCATGGTTATATTGTCAGGATTGGGGAGGGGTTTCCTAGGGAACTATGCTGCGCTTCGGAGATGCTTATACAGCTCTCCGGCTACGCTTCGCTTATCAACCGAATTCGGGGACCGTCTCCAAGGAGCAAATTCTTGCGTCGCTGCCCTCGGCTAACGCCTTGGCGCGCCACCGAAATGCGGACGCACCTCCGTAGGCAAAAATTAGAAATCTTTTTCACGAAAAAACTTTGGTAATTTATGATTCGCCAATAATGCGGCCGCCTCGCTGAGTTCTTCCCGTTCGATAGATTTAACTGGCTTAGCTTTCACTTCCACATCCTCAGCCAAATTGTTAAGAGAACTTTTGCTCATTGGGTTGAGGGAAGTTTCTCCCACGCGAAGAACTTGATTCTGAGCTGTCCGAATAATCTCAATTCCGAGTAGGTTCGCCGGAAGGGTAATTCTTGCATACAGTCCATCCCCTGATTCTGCTTGCGGCCCTGGCGCAGATTTCCTACTGGCTTTGTTTGCCATAGCAGCTACTGCCAGCAGTTCAGTTGGTTTATAGAATCCTTGCTTAGCTCTCGCTAGAATGGTATCGGTAGCGTATTCCTCAATCAGCTCATAGGTTTCATCAATTTTTATTGCACGAGTATTTCTTTTTGCTCGCTCAATATTGACTAGTTCTTTGAACCCCTCTTCTTGGGACAGCTGAGATATGTAGCCATCCGATAGATTGAAGATTTGCGCAACCTCAGTAGCTTTGTATCCCAAAGCCAGATACTTAGCAATTTGATCTTTTGAGGTTGTAATCGCGCCCATGATTTATTCTCCTAGTGATACTGGAACTTCCCGATCGATGACCAACGGAACTTCTCTGTCAATAATTACTGGAACTTCCCGATCAACAATGTCATTAGGTCGATTGAGGGAATCAATCAATTTCTCCCCCAGCTTAACGCCAACCGCCAATTTACCCAATCCCATGGCAGTGGATTTAAGCTGATTTTCTGGCGTCTCAGGAAGCCCGTCCAAATCCGCCCGCACAGTGAATCCTTGCTCAGTTTGCAATTGCATTTGCATCATGGCGCATAACCCAAATTGATTATCCGTGGTTGCTCGCTGATAGCATTTATCCACCGCACTCAATCGATTGACCTGAAATTGCATGTGCTCAGTTTTTCTGCTCTTGTTGGATTCCACAACTTTCTTGAAGCTGCCGCATCCGGATAATCCGATAGCCATAATTCCTACAATTAACAATTTCATAATTCAATTCCTTAAGTTATATGTGGGATGATTTGGTTATTTTATTCTGCTTGCTTTTAATTTAAGTGGGAGGATTGGGCTGAAAATTTTTTAGAAAAAATTTGGTGTTGCTCTATAGATACACTAACTCGCATCCTCAAAAAGGTCTACCACCCCCACTAGTTATTACGAATGATTATCATTTAGATTTAGGCAGAAGATAGTGAGTACTCACTTCGAAATGTGGATAGATAAATCAAAGGGATTTAATAATGGAAATGAGAAGTTATCCACAATGTATACTTTTGTAAAGATATGTAAAGCAAGTTATACATAACTTATCCACAGAAATATCGCTAGACTATAGGTATCGGGAAATGAATCGGTTTCCTGATCGGCACCCGAAATGGGTTTAATTTAATCAATTGGGAATAAGGATTTATCATGAGTCAATCGGAGCTGGCAATTAAGGCCGCAAAAAATCGTAATTCATGGGGTCGATTGAATGCGAGATTATTTTGTGTGAAAAGGCATGTGCCATTGTATTTGTATCGGATTGCATGCCAATTGGAGGCTGTTAGTAAAGGGGAATGAATTACCTAATTGGGAATTGGATTAGATTCTAGTTCTCAATTAGATTAGTTCAATAGTGAATTAATCAATTATCAATTAACCGAATAGATTGGAAATTATCATGGCACTCGCAATCAATGCAATCAAAACCAATGTAATCAAAGGCGACAAGGTTTCAATTGAAACCAATTCAAAGGGCGCCAAAATCACATGGTTGCGATTGAAGGATGAAATCAAAGACAATGGCAGTTATATCGTTACGTCAAAAGACAATACCGAATATGCTGCAATGCTTCCCGCCCCGGATATTGAATCTGGCATCAATTGGCTATTCAACAATCAAGGGCTTGAGAATGTGCGCGATTGGTTCAAGGATCAATTTACTCGGGTCAATCGGCCATTGATTGCCACCGCTGGCGCATCTGGGACTGAAGTTGAATTGATCGGCGATATCGAATCGTTGATCGCATTCGATACACTCGAATCCGCACGGGGAAGGAAAGCATCCAGCCTCAATTCAGACCAATGGAAGGCATACAGTCCGATTCTGGCCGATTGCCTCAAGCGGTTTTTTGAGGAAAAGAAGGCGCAGAATGTATCGCCATTGGTGAATAAGTATCTAAATCTGATCAAGGGTGCGATCTACCATTTCTCGCCAATTGGGGATAACTCCACAATGGAGAAAGCTAGTTCGATGATCGAATACACATTTGAATGGGTTATCGGAAATAAGCCCGAATTGGAAACAATCGCGGCGTTTGCTGTAACTGTAATGGAAAACAATAAGAAGAAATATTCCACGGATGGTGAGAGCGAATATTAAGCTATTACCTTAATTCATGCATTCCGGGCAGTTATTGACTCGGAATGCATGATAATGTATCCTGTAATTGTCTCAATATTATGAGATTGATTAACTTAATAGGATACACTATCATGCACCAATGCCTAGATGAATTGAAAACATTACTCAATTCTGATATCTCAGAAGCTGAATTTGACCGCGCATTGAATTGTAGTAAAGAAATAATTAGAGAAGCTGCATTTAAACGTCGTAGGGTAGAAATGATGGTAGAAAGTTTTATGCTTGATAGATCAAATGTTACATTATACTCTGCAATCATTAATGCTTTGCGGTCAGAAATAGAAGCCACCAGAAATACTAATCTAGTTCGGCATGAGGAATTGAAATTAATTCGCAATAGAATATACCAATATAAACCATTAGGATATATTCCTCCCGGCAGAAGTGCTAATTTTCACTTCTAACAATAATTCAATTATCCCAGGCTCACGCTTATGAGTTAAGACAGCCTGTGATGGTGATGATGGTAATGATTATTTAAGACAACTGGCGGTGAAAAGTGAAAATTTTAACTGATTATTTATGC